GGCGGATATGGGACGCCCAGCGCGTTGCAAGTGTTTCGGGTCTTCGTTGAACGGAGTCCAGAAAAACTTGAGAAGTGCTGAAACCCCGTCCAGCGGGTCATCGCGGTACTTGTATACCGGACGACACGCGTGGACGTAAGGGCGGTGAGAATTTTCGTCCCATCCTTCTGGAGAAGGAACGAAATCCCATCGCACGAGGGCGTCAACAGCAGAATGACCTACAGGGAAAGGTATGATCCTTTCAATGAAGTCATCCAGCGTCGTGACGAGTTTCGTCGGCCCGTACTGTTCCCAGTACAGGTTACGAAACGCAACAATCGACACGACTTCGTCAACATCACTGCGATTGCGTGGGAGCCGCTTCCTAACTCTTACGGGTGTAACCCGGGAGCCACGGAAGTAGTCTCCTCCACAGCTTTCACGAAAGTTACCTTTCATGAAAGACTTGTGGACATTTACCTTAAGGCCAAAAGCCTCAAGGAGATGCACACATTCGTTGGCAGCGTGCAAGGGAACGATGATATCGTCTCCGTACACGCGAAGATCTAGCAGGTCATCCTGCTTGATCTTCCTGCCTTCCACACGCGCTACGGCCATCGAAGCTATCGTCGCGAAGACGAGAGTTTCAATAGGGAACGTAAGCGCAGAGCCCATCGACGCAAATTTCCGAAGAAGTACAGTAGTACCATCCGGAAGAATGGAGCGTTGGGATCTACATGCGTACACTGCCGACAGTAATGCCGGCGATGACGCAAGGAGGTCCTTAACGACTCGCGAAGATACCCTATCACTGGCCTCTGAAAGGTCAATGGTAGCGTACGAACCTCCAGGCCACGAACCCTCACGGGCAAGTAGCTGGTTTGGTTCTTGGAACTCATAGCTCACCATCCGATTCCTGAACATCCAATTCTCGAACAAGGACGCAAGTCCCTGTTGTATGAACTGGTTGTATACGGGTTCGGCGGTGATGATACGAGGACCCTTCGCCGTCTTAGGCACCGCAACCACCCGAGCGGGTGGTTCGGCACCAGGCGGATGCAGAACCAAGTCCTCTCCCTCGTAAGAAAGGGAGTGGGCAAGGTGCAGAGTAGCGGAAAACCAGGCGTCAAGACGCTCGGTCCACTCTCGGCTGCTCCACTTTCCATTGCTGGAAAGTTTCTGAGCAACTGCACCGGGACCATGCTTCGAAGTAAGGAGGAGCTCGTTTTGATAAACGAATTTCTCCATTTTCGAAAGATGAGTCCCCCATAGCAGACGCGACGTTCTCTTGAATTCCTCACGGAGCTCAAGAGGGACACTCGTGTCTGATATGGCTTGATCCGTCTCCAGATACGCCTTAAAGGCGGCGTCGATCTTCTCTTGAGTGGGAAGCTCTTTGAGCTTACCATGAAGGAGAGAGATCTGACGTATAGCCAAAATGGCATCTGGGTTAGGGTGTGGAAGCAGGACGCCGTTTTCGTCGAACACGCGACTCCATAGGCCATGCAGAAATGCTGGCCTCTTATCGGCTCGGCTCTTTACCTTGAAGGCAAAGATACCTTGACGGTGGAGTTCCCCTTCCTCCAGCCCTCTTTCGAGAAAGTGGCTGATGGTCGGGAGCGTTAGAGTGAGAAATGATTCTCCCTCTTGTTCGACACGTGACCTGAATGTTGCCAGGTCATGAGAGGCGTCAATGCCAAGCAGATGTAACTGGTCTTCCAGTACACCTGCATGGAGGTCAAACTGGCTTTTCAATCATCCTCCTTTGGGTAGGTATGGTTCCAGTTGTGACATCCGTTCCAGAGTCG